AATGATGAATATGTTTGTACATATAATGTTGAACACGGGAATGTTAGTGATTTACCTGAAAATACTATTCTAGTACATAGAAAAAAAGATAGTAATACTTTGTATACTATTAATGCTTTAAATGAATTGATTAAAGGATTAAATAATGGTATTGTAGATACAAGATATCCAATCAATTGGCAACACTATAAAAATACTATATTGTTGACTCAACATGATGAGTTAAAACAATTGAAAACAAAGATATACAAAATAGTAGAACTTTAAAAATATATATCCATGCAACTAATAAAATATAGATTACTTAAAGAAAACAAACAATACGTTTTAGAAAATATAAAACAGGGAAAAATATATGTTTCTCAAGGTAAATTATCTGAAGAAGATTTAAAAACCTTAATATCATCGTCTCCCGACCCAAAATATGTTGGATGGATGGCTAAAATATGGGTAGCAGAAAAACCTGATATTGATGATCTAAGAAACACTGTTGAAGAATATAATGTCTTCCTTAATAAAGGAAAAGCCAAAACTAAAGATATCAACCAGTTTAAAACTTTTAAAGATTTATATAACGAAGTTGATACTATAAATAAATCAGGAGAAGGCGTTTCAGTAAAAGATCTTGAATCTGATTATGAAACTGTTATAGATAATAATGATTTACTTATTATGTCTCCCCACACACATGAAGCATCACGTAAATTAGGTTTATCATATTTTGCATTTAGAAGCTGTGAGGGTGGGGGGAAAGATTCAGCTTGGTGTACTACCTATAAAGCCCCAGATCACTTTAATGATTATTACTACAGCGACAATGTTACATTTTACTATATTAAAGTAAAATCACCAAAAATGATTGAACAACTTAAACAAGCTTTTCCAAAAAAATGGAAAAAGATGATAGTAGTAGCATTAGCCGTATTAGATAATGGTAAAATAGATGGATATGATGGTTTAGATGGACAGATAAGTAGTAAAGATATTAAAACATTTACAGATATAATAGGAATTTCATAATGATAAAACTGTTAGAACTTTTAAATAATAAAATATTGATTCCTAGACGTTCTAAGGAAGAACGTCAAAAGAATTATCTAATTGCAACCCAAAAGAAAATTCAACAATATATAAAGGATGGAGGTAAAGGTAATCTTGATTTAAATAATACTCCAATTACATCACTACCATCTGGTTTAAATGTTGGAGGTTATCTTGATTTAAGTAATACCCCAATTACATCACTACCATCTGGTTTAAATGTTGGAGGTACTCTTGATTTAGCTAGTACTCTAATTACATCATTACCATCTGATTTAAAAGTTGGAGGTAATCTTAAGTTAATTAATACTCCAATTACATCACTACCATCTGGTTTAAATGTTGGAGGTGATCTTTATTTAAGTGATACTAAAATTACATCACTGCCATCTGGTTTAAAAGTTGGAGGTACTCTTGATTTAAGTAATACTAAAATTACATCATTACCATCTGGTTTAAAAGTTAGAGGTGATCTTTATTTAAGTGATACTAAAATTACATCACTGCCATCTGGTTTAAAAGTTGGGCATAATCTTTTTTTACGTGGTACTGAAATTACATCACTGCCATCTGATTTAAAAGTTGGAGGTAGTCTTGATTTACGTTATACTAAAATTACATCATTACCATCTGGTTTAAATGTTGGAGGTTATCTTGATTTATATAATACTAAAATTACATCATTACCATCTGGTTTAAATGTTGGAGGTTATCTTAATTTAGAAAATACTAAAATTACATCATTACCATCTGGTTTAAATGTTGGAGGTTATCTTGATTTATATAATACTAAAATTACATCATTACCATCTGATTTAAATGTTGGAGGTAATCTTGATTTAAGTGATACCCCATTATCAAAAAAATATTCCGAAGAAGAAATAAGACAAATGGTAGATGTTAAAGGGAAAATACGGATGTAAAATTTAAAATTAAGCTTGGTTATCTAAGCTTTTTTTCGTATATTTACATTATTAAAAAAATAACAAGTTATGTACCCAACAGAAGAATACCAAAAAGCATTTGAAATGATTGAAAGTTCTATTATGTCATGTGACAAATTAGAGCAAATCGAGGTTGTTAATAGATTAATTACAGCCTTCGAAAAAGATTCTGCATTACCTGTTCACGTCGAATATTTAGAAGGGCTAGTTACAAGTCAAATAGATTTTATATATGCATCATCAAAAAAACCTAAAAAATCAAAAAAATAAGAGTTATGGATTTAATAGAAAAATGGACTGAAGAATTACACACCCTTGAAAGATTACAATCACTGACAAGTCCTGGATATACAATGTATCGAATTAGACAAGCTGAAATTGATTTAATAAAAAGATTTATACAATCACTAAAAGAAAATAAATAAAAAAATAAAAGTTATGAACAAATATAAACACATTTTCAAACGTTTATGTCAAAAAATTGGTATAAAAGCAATTAAAATTTTTAATTTAGAAAACCCAAATAAATCCCACATCGATCATGAAGGAGAATGTATTACAATATGTAAACATTTAATTCCACAAAGTTCTACTGAACTATTATATTCTCCAATTACAGAGAAAAGATACATTAAAAGTAATTCACAACAGATATTTCTTACACTCCAGATGGACCAACTAACAGTAATTAATCACCAATATAGCTACAATATCAGTTTACATGGTAGCAATGTTTATAAAAGGATATGTAGTATGTTTGACAATGAAATGGAAAAACGTCGTAAATTAATGGAAAAAGAAATATATTCAAATGTAAAACATTCTTTATCAACAATTGTTAAAAATTTATCACATGAACAAATTTAAAATAACTGAATATTTAGGAATAGCTATAATAACCCTCCCAACAATAATTGCTTTATCATATTTTATAATAAATGAAAAAGACATTTTAATGTTGGAACCGGCCAAAGTAGAAATTGTAGATTCTGTAGGAAGTTTCGTTTTAACTGAACCCATAAAAATGGAAATTGAAAAAATAGAAACACCTGTAGTAAAAAAAGAGCATATTAAAAAAGTAGATTCTATAGTAAAACCAAAAGAAATCAAAGAAGAACCAAAAATAGATACATCAAAAACATATACTGATGGTCTTAATACTTCAACTGATATAAAATATTAAAATGAAAAGAACATTCGAAGATTTTTACTACAGTGTCAAATACAGAAGCACTGAAGTATTTGATTTTATTTTTAAAGATTCACCTCAAACTATAAAAAATTCCTGGATATTCAGAAAAGTAATATCTAATTGCAGATGGCTAGGCTGGTGGGATTAAAATTTAAAAATATGCAAAATATACTTCTTTTTATTAATAACATGGCACGATTCCTTATTATAATGATATTAGTATCATTGGTTAATGGTATTCCTATATACTATTTATGGAACCATTATCTTGTAAATGCAATAAATGGTATTAACCATATTACTTATATTCAAGCAGCTGGATTGTTTTTTCTGTGTACGTTGTTATTTAAATCTTCAATTTTTAATATAGATGAATCAGATGAAACAGAAAATTAAATATCAAAAAATCATTAAAGAGTGGAAAGATGCCACCTCTAGAGAAATTATAGAAGCTATTATAGATAATGCTTTGTACGGTTTTTCAATTTCAGCTGTAGTAGTAGCTATTGCTACGAAAACAGATATTGCTGTTTTAGGTGCTTATATATTTTATTATTTTTATGTTGGAAAAATTATCAATAGACCTAAATATGTAACTGACCTAGGAAAAATCGTAATATTCCCATTTGCATCAGCTTTTGGGGCGTTTGCTGGGTATAAATTATCTCAATGGGCTTTAGAACTTGTAAAATAGGTTTGGTTTTTAAAACAATACTTCATATATTATATTACATCATTAATTAAAATAAAACAAAAATGGATTTAAATGAAATTAAAAAACGATTAGAATCGTTAAACAAACAATCCTCTGGAAATAGCGGAGGCGGGGAAAAGAAAAATATTTTCTGGAAACCCACAGTAGGGAAACAAGTTGTTCGTGTTGTCCCTTCAAAATTCAACCCATCATTCCCATTCACAGAAATGTCTTTCTATTATGGTATTGGTAACAACACAATGGCATCACCAGCAAATTGGGGTGAAAAGGATCCTATTAAAGAATTTGCAAAACAACTTCGTCAATCAAGTGACAAAGAAAATTGGAGATTAGCTAAAAAATTGGATGCTAAAGTTCGTATTTTTGTTCCGGTAATAGTAAGAGGTGAAGAGTCTGAAGGTGTTAAATTATGGCAATTTGGTAAAGAAGTATACCAAGAGTTTCTAAACATGGGTGCTGATGAAGAAATCGGAGATTACACAGACATCATGGAAGGAAGAGACATTAAACTTACAACAGTAGGACCAGATGTTACAGGTACAGCTTATAACAAAACATCAATCAGCCCATCTTTAAAATCATCTCCATTATCAAACGATAAAGGTGAATTGGAGAAACTTTTAGATGTACAACCTAACCCATTAGAAGTATTTAAAAAATATACTTTTGAAGAAGTAAAACAATCACTTCAAAGTTGGTTGACACCTGAAGAAGGTGAAGGGGAAAGTGAAGAAATTGTAGCTCCAACTCCTGCAAAATCTAACTTTTCAATAAACAAACCCGAACCTAAAAAATCAACAGCAGATAAATTTGATGATTTATTTGGAGATGATGAAACTGATTTACCTTTTGATTAATAAATAAAACATGACCAAAACAACTCGAAAATCTTTAACTGAAGCAGCTAGTAATGAAATTAAATCTGCTTTTAGTTTAGATAAATTTAAACAGAATAAAGGACTAGCATCTAATGTTAAGTTCAAAGAACAAAAATGGATTCCGTTTTCTCCTGCTTTGCAAGAGACACTATCTATCCCCGGTATCCCTATGGGACACGTTGCAATGGTCAGAGGTAAAAGTAATACAGGTAAGTCTACTACTTCTATTGAAGTAGCAGTAAACGCCCAAAAAATGGGCGTTTTACCTGTATTAATTATTACCGAGATGAAACATGATTGGAATCACTGGAAAACAATGGGTTTTGAAATCAATGATGTAGTAGATGAAAGCACTGGAGAAATAATAGATCAAGATGGATTTTTTATCTATCGTGATAGAAGTACACTCAACTCAATTGAAGACATTGCTGCATTTATTATTGATCTCTTAGTAGAACAGAAAAAAGGTAATTTACCATATGATCTATTATTTTTATGGGATTCAGTAGGTTCAATACCATGTCAAATGTCAATTGAACAAGGTAAAAACAACCCAATGTGGAATGCTGGAGCAATAGCAACTCAATTTGGAAATTTTGTAAATCAACAAATTGTAATGTCTCGTAAAGAAAGCTCAAAATACACAAATACATTGTTTGTAGTAAACAAAGTAGGTGTAGCACCAGCTTTAACACCAATGTCACAACCTAAAATGACAAATAAAGGTGGAGATACATTCTATTACGATGCTTCGTTGTGTTTTACATTTGGAAACATTACAAATGCAGGTACATCAAAAATTGAAGCAACTAAAGACAAGAAAAAAGTTGAATTTGCATTAAGAACCAAAATTGCATGTGATAAAAACCACATTAATGGTATTACCACAAAAGGAACCATAGTAAGTACAGTTCATGGGTTCATTAAAGATGATGCTTTAGCAATCAAGAAATACAAAGATGAACACTCTCACGAATGGGTTGACATCTTAGGAAAAGGTTCGTATATTATACAAGAAGATAATAGCGAATGGGATGAGAAAGCAGATGCTTCTGATTTATTCGAAAACGAAGATTAAAATTTAAATTATGAAAAAACACCTTTTAGATCTCTTAGATAATATCCAAGAGAATGGAGAAGAGACACCACAATCAGAGCGATATTTGCTTATAGATGGACTCAATTTATTCTTTAGAAATTTTAGTGCTATAAATACTATCAATTCTCAGGGTATTCATATAGGAGGTCTAGGTGGTTTTTTTAGATCATTGGGTGCTTTGATTAGAACTATCGAACCAACACAAGTTTATGTAGTATTTGATGGAGTTGATTCATCATCAAATAGAAAAAATATTATTCATGAATACAAATCAGGGAGAAACATGGTTAGACTTACAAAACATGAATTATTCGATAATCTAGAAGAAGAAAATGATTCAAAAATTGAACAAATAGTTAGAATTATCCAATACTTGAAAACACTACCAGTTAAAACTGTATCGTTAAGTAGAGTAGAAGCGGATGATGTTATAGCTTATTTAAGTTCAACCCTTCCAACCCATCCAGAAGACAGAGTATTTATAGTATCAAGTGATAAGGACTATCTTCAACTTATATCTAAAAAAGTAACAGTTTATAGACCTATAGAAAAGGAATACTATACTGAAGATACAGTAGTTGAGAAATTTGGAGTTACTCCTCATAACTTTTTACTATATAAACTCTTGATGGGAGATAATTCAGATGGAATTACAGGAATTAAAGGTTTGGGATTAAAAGGATTACTTAAACGTTTCCCTGAATTAGCAGAACAAGATATGTCATTTGATGATTTAATTGACATAAGTGAAAGAAAAATGAAAGATCATGTTATTTATTCTAGAGTAGTACATGATATTGCAGGGTTAAAAAACAAGTATATGATAATGGATTTATCCAATCCGATGATGAGTGAACAAGATAAGAGCAATGTGGATAAATTTATAAAGGAAACTCAATTAGAGTTCCATCCAAAAGAATTTCTTGAAATGTATCACAATGATCAGATTGGTGGATTAATAAGAAACGTAGAAACGTGGATACAAGATATTTTTAAAAAATTAGTTATAAATAAATAAGTTACATGACCCTCTCTAATTTAAATCAATACGGCGCAGCCTTTCAGATAAAAGTAATATCTGCGTTACTTACTCACAAAGAATTCCTATTAAATG